CAACTGATTCTGTTACTCTTAATGTAACTGAGGATGCTTTAACTGAAGGTAATGAATCTCTTACTTTTACATTAGATAATGGTGAAGATGACATTGATGTTATTATCACTGATACGTCATTAGCCCCAACTTATAATTTAACTAGTGACCCTGAGTCTGTTATTAGAGGTGAATCATTAAATATAACGTTAGGTACAGAAAATGTTAGTGATGGTGATATATTAAACTTTACGATTACTGGTGATGTGGTTGCTACTGATTTAGGTCTTAGTTCGCTGACTGGTGCTTTTACTATTAATAATAATGTATCCCAACTATCTTTAAATATTAGTGGTGATATTAATGTAAGTAAAACGTTTACATTATCGTTAGATGATGTTGGTGAAAATATATCAGTTGATGTAACAATTAATTTAGGTGATATGTTTGCTTACACTTTTCCAATAACTTTAGTTCAATAGTATTTAAATTATAAGGGTATCAACACCATTGACACAGTTTATTTTAATTATTTAATAAAATAAACTGATGTATTTTAATAAATAATTAAAACGGGATATTACAATGCATGAAGGGTTTACCATTATTATTTTGAAGAGTTATGTTAAATCTAATGAATCAATTTAAGCATATCTCCAAAATTCAACTTTCGTAAATATGAAAAACTCTCTTATCAACTCCTAACCAACTATAATAAAATTTTATGGCTCAAACAAATACAACTATTCCAACTAAATCAGTGGGTGATCAATTAACATCTGCTGAGTTTAACGAACTAAATTCAGTAGTAAATACCAACTCAGCTGACGCAGAACCTCGTCTGACTAGTATTGAAACTACCAACGCATCTATCGATTCTAGATTGACTGCGGTTGAAACATTGCCAAACACTGTTCCGTCATTTGAAAACGCAAACTTACCTCAAACCGCAGCAAATGGTTCAGTTGCCTATGACACTGACAATGGTATCATAGCTTATCATAAGGACGGTGCTTGGTATAAGTTTAGCGACAATTCTGAGGATATTTTTGTAGTTATCGGTGATGGACTTGTGTTCTCTGTTAAGACTGATAATCCTGGTACAAGCTCAAGCACATCTTTCACGTTACCACTTATTAATGGTCAAACGTATAACTTTGTTGTTAAGTGGGGAGATGGTGTTGAAGAAACTATTACATCTGATGCTGAGCTTACGCATGACTACGGTACAGCTGGTACATATAACGTGATTATTACTGGTAGTATTTCAGGGATTATATTCAACGGCGGCGGTGATGCTGATAAGATGGTTGAAATTACTGATATGACAGGATTGACATACCCAGCTGATGGTACGGGAGCATTTCTAGGTTGTAATAATCTAGTATTTGCAAGTGGGCTAACACCAGCTGATACTAGTTCAACTAATGATTTTCAATGGTTCTTTAAAGATTGTGACGCGATGGTAACACCGCCTCTGATTGACACTAGTAACGGTATTGCGTTCTTCGGGATGTTCCGTGATTGTGAGAGTGTATTGACAATGCCAGCTTATGACTTTACTGGCGTCCCAGCATCTGGAAATACAAATCCCTTCCGTGATGCATTTAGAGGGATGACATCAATTACAAGCTTTGACGCAGTTACTTGGGGAGATGTTGGTACTGATCTAAGAACAATGTTTCATAGTTGCGGAAATTTACTTACTGTACCGTCTTTTGATACATCAAGAGTTACAGCAATGCGAGATACCTTTATGAATTGCACATCTATCGTTACGTTTCCTTTCAAATCAACAGGAAATATTACTACATTTGAGAATGCTTGGTTTGGTTGTTCTAGCTTAACAAACTTCCCTCTGCTTGATCTAAGTAGCGGAACCAACTTTGCAAAATCTTGGCAACTTTGTGCATTAAACTCGGCGTCGATTGATAATATCCTTGCTGCTCTTGTAGCTAACGGTACTGCTGGTTTACAGACTAATCTGAGCGGAGGATCAACAATTCCAGAATCAAGTTTCTCAACTCAAGCACAAGCAGATATCGCAACATTAAGAGCAAACGGCTGGACAGTCCAAACTAACTAATAAGATATGGCACAGACAACAACAACTATCCCGACTAAATCGCAAGGTGATCAATTGACATCTATCGAATTTAATGAATTAACTAATGTAGCTAATAATAACTCTACAGATGTTGAATCACGTATCACTGATGGGGTTTCTAATTCTTCCACAAATGATTCCCGTCTTACCACGGAGGAAGGTCAAAGCAATGCGTTAATCATTCAACAATATCATACAGTTGATCTTCCTACATCTGGTATTAATAATGGTGTCATAATGTATGACATGTCAAGTGAAATTCCAGTATATTCTGAGAACAGTGAGTGGTACAGATGTAGCGATGATGTAGCGTTGAGTACCCTCACAGAAGTTGATATGTTTATTGTGATGGGTCAATCTAATGCTGATGGTAAAGCTGTATTTACTTCTTTAGATAGCAAAACTGGTCGCTCTCTTGAGGGTTTGAACCGAACAGGTACCCTGATACATCAATCTTCAATCAATCAATCAACTAAAGCATATGAAGAAGGTGTTTGGGAAGCGTATGATCCAGCAACAAATGCAGCAGCTTCGAGCGGTCGATTCGGTCCTGAATTGGGGTTCTCAGACACTGTAAAAGCAATTGTTGATGGTGGTGGAAATTCTACATTTGATAAACCTATTGCAATTATGAAATTTGCAAAAGGTGCAACAAGTCTTTTTAATGATTGGGATGCTCCATCGGGTGATTGCTACACAGCAATGATTCAAGATATACCGAATTCTAAGTTTGATCTAGGTCAAGCAAATTATAAATTCAACATTCGCGGTATGATCTGGTATCAAGGTGAATCGGATGCTGGTAGTCAAGAGGTCGCAGATGCGTATGAAGCTAATCTAAATACCCTTTTTGCAGATATTAGAGATCGGTTCGATAAACCTGAATTACCGATTGTAATATGTAAGGTTGCATATGAAACTAGTCCTCCAACTTATATTGAAACAGTTAGATCAGGTCAACAAAATGTTGCCGATGCAGATCCTAACATTATCATTATTGATACAACTGGCTATGAGCGGCGTGATGCGGTTCATCTAGGAGCCAAGGGTATGTATGAGTTCGGCGAAGAAATTGCAGCACAAATACCAACTATTTTATAGTATTTATAAAATGAAAGATAACTTTTCTGATTCCACTTTATTTAAAAAACTTTCTTCGGAAGCTGATGAAATTAAAAAATTAAAATGGATCGAATCGGAAAAACTTAATAAAGATATCGGAAACAGTCGAGCAATTTTGTTGTGGGTTAGACACCATAAAACAAAATGGTTTAACTAAAAAAAAAGACGTAATATAAATTATATTACGTCTTTTTTTTATAGTTTTTTTAAATCATTTAACTAGGTAGTTTACCGCCTTTATCTTTCCATGATGCATGGGTTGCATCATAAACTGATTTATCGAACACTGGTTCTTCACCAGTGGTTTGTTTACGTGGTTTTTCTTGTTGATTCGGGCTTAGTGGTGGTAGGTTTGCTCCATTATCGATTCTTTGTAAAATACTCATAGGTACTGATACGATATTATTGTAAAGACCGATAGCATACTGAAATCCGATTGTTACTGTATAATCAGCCTCAGATTTAGACCCATTCTGAGCAAATGATCCAAATGAACCATATGCGCTGGGTGCTCTACTTGAAATAGATATAGCCATAACTGGGTCAGGTAATTCCTTATTAGACGGATTTGGTAAATTACCTGCCATTATATCTAATCTTTCAGCTGTGGATGTATTAACTAAACTCTGAACCTGTGGGTCTTTCTTCCAATCTTTGCGAACAGATACTTGATCACCTTGGTGAATTGGTAAATGGTCTTGTGGGATGACACCTTCTAGGAAAATTTCAGTATACTCTTTAAATTTTTTATTAAATTTCATAACTATAGTTTTAATTATTTATAAAATAACCATGTTTTTTCAAATTGATTTTAATTGATAAATAATTAAAATGGCAGTCTCTATTAAATTTCAACAATCCAAAAAGAATGGTCACAGGTATTCTGATTTATCTTTAGATTTACAAAAACAAAAGACACCACCTGGTTCATCTAATTTGACTAGAGTTAGTGGTGATAGTGACCTTAAGACTGATTATGATGAACAAGCTATCGCTAATTCATTGAGAAATTTATTTTCAACTAGACCAAAACAAAGGTTATTAGATCCAGAATATGGTCTAGATATATCTCAATTTTTATTTGAAAACGCTAATGAATTTACGGCTAGGTTAATAGCTCGTAAAATAGATCAAGGTATAAGAAAATATGAACCTAGAGTTACTATAACCTTAATCGATATAATCGTCGAAGAAGAATATAATAGATATGTTATATCTATTAATCTAAATATACCCTCAATTAATAAAGACGTTGTATACACTAGTGTATTTACAGAAAACGGGTTTACTATATAATATAAAAATATAAATATTTCAAATGCCAAACGAATTAATAAATTACAATTTACCTTCAGATGCTTACCTGAATTTTGATGCTGAGTCGTTCAAATCTTACATGATTGAGAAACTATCTCAAAATGACTGGTTTACTGATCAAAATTTTGTGGGTAGTAATTTAAATAATCTACTCGATATTATAGCTTATGCTAATAATACTCTATTATTTTATTTAAATCAAACATCTAAAGAAACTCATTTTTCTGAGGCTGAATTTTATGAAAATTTAAATAGAATTGTTAAATTGATCGGTTATAATCCCAGTGGATTTATAACACCCAATCTAGGTGTACAAGTTACAGCAGACTTAGATCGAGGTACGTATAGTATCCCTAGATATTCTTTTTTTAATATAGATGGTGTCAGTTATTCTTTGATTAAAGATGGTACTTTTGTTAAAAATGATAATGGTTATGAGGTTCTTACTGATTTTTCTAATTCGTACCTTTTATATAATGGTAAATATGAAAATATAGCTGATTACGTTGCTGTAGGTGATAGTAGTGAAACTATTACTGTATCTACAAAAGATAAGAATATAGATTCAAATACCATTAACATCTATGTTAAATCCGAAGGTGTGTGGTCCGAGTGGTCTAATGTCGAAAATTTATATTTTTCCGATTTTGATGAAACTAATTTCTCAGTCAGATTGAATGAAAGTTCTAATTATGAAATAACGTTTGGTGACGGTATAAATGGTAAAACGTTACTATCTGGTGATGTAGTTAGTGTATTTTATATTAATAGTCAGGGCGCTGAAGGTGAAGTTACTCAAAACTTCTTATCAGGGCATATGACAATATTTTCAACACCTAAAATAAATGAAATATTAGATAGTATTAGTGATGTTTCATATATTTCATCTGATAATTTAACCAAGGTGATCTTTTCCAATAAATTACCGTCAACTAAAATGTCGGAAAAAGAGGATGTTGAAAGTATCAGATCTAATTCATCGTTATTTTATCAAAGTCAAAATAGGTTAATCAGTAAAAATGATTTCACATCTTTTGTTAAAAATAATTATAGTGGTTTAATATCTTCTGTTAAAGTAGTTAATAACAGAGATTTTTTAGAAAAACATATAGGTTATTTGGCTAAGATTGGTGTAGCGTATCCATTTCAAGATGGTCGAGTATTAACTAATCAATATTTTTTCTCGTCACCTTGTAATTTTAATAACGTATACATATACGCTGTACCGAGAGTTGAGCAAAAATACTCAACACTTCGTAGACTAAATTATATAAACCCTGCCCAAAAACAGGTTATTATTGATGCTATGGAGGATAAGAAGGAGATATCGTTGGATATAATTATACATGACCCAGTATATATTGGTGTAGATGTTGGTCTTGAACCAATTGGTAGTTCACCTGAATATAACCACATTGGTCAAACATCTATTGAAATTAAAACTAATACTGTAAATATTGATATTAATAATATTAAAACTCAAGTTATCGGTATTATTAAAAACTATTTCTTACCAACTAATTTTGAACTAGGTCAAATTATAAATATTCAAAACATTACAAATGATATTTTAAATATCAAAGGTATATCTTCGATATCAACTAAAACTGGCGGTAGGGAATCTAATGGTTTGAATTTTTATATTTGGGATGTTGTATATGATACAAATTATGTCAGTACATCTCAGAATTATAAATTAGAGGATTTTCAATACGCTTTCTTCTATGACATCGAAAAACTTTCAGATAAAATTAATATAACAAATGGCTGATCCAACTTTTCAAATATTATCGGATACTAATCTTTATAGTAATGATTTAACTCCACTACAATTACGGGCTACAATAACTAATGAATACAGTTCAAGTTATTTTAGTTGGGATCTTGGTGATGGCGCTGTTGGTGTAGGTGAAACAGTTAATCATGTATATAAAGATGTTGGTGATTATGATATAACATTAACTCAATATCTCCCGAGCGGTGAACCTGTTACATCTTTACCACAAACGGTAACTGTTAGGAACCTAATACCAAATTTGGCGCGTTGGGTGAATGATTCTGATAAAATAGAATTTATTACAGCATCTATAAAATCAGACACTCCGTTTGTAGTCAATTTATTTAATAGTTGGCAACAATATTCTGAAAATTCTGTTATAAATTTTTATGTGGAGAATTCAAAAAGTATACCTTTTGATATAACTGATAAGAAAATTCATTTAAAACCTAATTGGCGATTTTTGAATAGAGATGGTGAAGTTATAAATGAGGTATTACTAAATCAGGTTAAAATTTATGGCACAAATGTTGGTGGTAAAATATATCTAACCGAGGATAGTAATAATACTGTTTTTGTTGGAGTTAGTTCACAAGCTGAATTCTTTTTCGTTGACGATACCCCAACAGGGGTTGACCCAGCTCAAGAAAATCCACGAGATTCAACAATCATAGTCTCGCAGGATATGTCTTCGGTATATGGTGACAAAAAATTTACATCAGAAGATTATTTACATTACCCATCGGTAATTAATTCGGTAACTGTTAAAAATATTATACCAGAAAAATTATCAATAACATCTAATGGTATTTTTGATATAGACCCAGTTAAATTTATAAATTCAAAAATACCTTATAACATTAGACTAGTTGATTCTAATGGTAATTTTATTAAAACTAACCCAGTTGTCGGTAGCCCTGGTTACAAACTCGATATAGGGTTTATAGGCGATGTTTCCACAGAACCGAACCCGTCTTTTAATAATAACGAACTTGAACAATTTAACCCAGATTTCAGTAATTTAGGTGGGTTCTTCGAATCATATTTTATACCAACTTCGCCAACAACTGAAAGTGTAATTTTAACAGCAAGTGTCGCGTTAGATTATCTTATTAATAAGATCCCAACAAAATATGGTGTATTTTCTGATACAAATTCTAACAAGATCTATCGTGTAAAATATGTTAAAGATATTGAAGATGGGTATTTATCAAAATCATCTGAGGTTGAAAATATTAACATTTATGATGGTTTATATTCTAACAAGTTTGGGGCTATAGTTGATTTTGATTATAATTCAATTTTACTAGATTCTGATAATTCTAGTTTAGATATTTACGATGATTCTTTTAGTTTAAATCAATCGATTGATCTTTCTTTTTACGATGAATTCGGTAATTCGTCTCCAGCTCAAATAACCGTAGATAAAGATGGTGCTTATTATATTACGCTACATGATACTGCTGATTTGATTATCTATATAAATAATTCGCTACAAAAAATAGACCTTTATGATCAAGTATATACTGGTGACGATAATGGTAATCCGACATTAGATAGTGGGTTTGAATATCAACCAGCGGCTATAGAAATTTTATCAGACGATAATACACTTTTTATATCATTTGTTAATAAAGGTGATAAATTTATTCAAAAATATAATATAGATAGAACTGGTGGTAATTATGATGTTACACCTGATGGTGGTATAATTAATTTAGGTGATGATGTACCTATGGACATGGTATCTAATAGAGACGGTGATAAATTATACGTTTTAACGACAAACTATTATACTAGTGAGAGTTATATTAAAGTATATGGTACTGATCAGAATAATCTTATAAGTAATAATTCAGTTGGTTATGGTGCTGAATTTATAACTATTGATACGTCTCAAAACGCATTCACTGTATCTAAACAAAATAATGACGATGACTACTCATTAAATTTATATAAATATGATAATAATTCGGTTACTAACTCAAGTCTATTCTCTATTTTAAATACATCAGTTAATAATGTAGGTGGTATATCTGGCGATTCATATGGTAATATATGGTTATTGGATTCATCTAATGATCGAGTAGTTGTTATGAGTCAGGATGAAGGTGTTAGTCATACATATATTAACATTACTGAAGATGTTGGTAATGACACCAATAACTATGTAGCATACGGTGATTGGAATGGTTTTAGATGGTATAACAAATTTGGGTACGGTGGTGAATCATCGTATTATGAATTAACTGGTCAATCTGAGCCTTTTAATATATATTCTAGGGATAAGTATAACCTTCAAAAAATAAATGAAGATTTTGACGCAACAGAGACTTTGAAATCTTATCGTACAACTGACTCGATGTTGAATTATGATAATTTATTTGATAACTTTTTAGGATCTATTTATGGTAATAAGGTAGATGATGGTACATACATTGGTAGAAATGTTTTTGAAAAAATTGCCAATTTTGTTTTAAATCATAGTGATATTGATACCTGTACGGTTGATTCACTAGAATCCCTTTGTGATGAGGTTGGTATAGAATTTGAAGATAAATTGATATTACCTAGAGATATAAAACGCGTAGTTGATATATTTAGTATTAAATTTAAAAAACTATGGGGTGATGATTATAGAAGTGGTTATATAGATGAACAAGTAGGTGAGGTTCTGGATGTATCTAGTTATGTTGTATCAGCAGATCCTCAGATTAAAATAATCGCAAAAGAAAAATTTAATAATAATTATTCGATAATAACGCCTACTATATTGGATAGCTTAGGTAATTACGCTGATACTGATAAATCTTATGAATTAAGATTGTATGATCATTCGTGGGGTTGGGGTTTATCTATCCCAGATGGTAGCGAAATATCTGATTACTATGACTTCTACGAATATAATGAATTATCAACTGATAGGATAATTGATATTATAGATTGGGAAAATGAATTAACTGACACATCTATTAAAGATATATCTAGTTTTTCAAATTACATGACAACTGATGGTATTGTATCAACCATATTGGGTGATACCTTACGTGAAGGCTTAACTATGTATAAATAATTAAAATGAATAAAGTAGATAAAATTATTAAAGAGTATAAGAAAACTAGAGTTGAAACAAAAAGAACTCGTTATCCTAAAATAGAACTTGATGATGACTTTGAGGAGATTCTTAAGTTACAAATTTCTGAATGGAGAGAAAATGGTTTAACTGATAAAAAAATTGTCGATAGATTCTGTAGAGCGATCCCATTCCATGTTTACTCTGAAGAAGATTAAACTTGGTGGAATTAAAGGTTGACTTTTACTTAGAATATGTCATATATGTATTGTATGACAACCTCTAGTAATAATCTTAGTGTACCTAATCATCTTTTTAAGCAATTAGATTCCTTAGTAAAAACTAAGAAACATCTTTCTAGAGAATATATTGAAGAAAATTGGGTAGGGTCTTATATAATTAAAAGATTTATTACTTTTACTAGTAATGATATTTCTTTCTTAAATAACCTACTTCCTTATATTAATAATTTAGATTGTTCTAATATAAGTGGTAATTGGGGTGAATATTTATTTTTATTACACACCTTACCTAGAATCAAAAATGCGAATTTTTATTATATTAAAAAAAGTGATAAAAATAAAAAAGATGGTGACGATAAAAAAATTGAGTTTATATCAGAATCACTTGAAATTTCTAAAAAGGAATCTAAATACTTAATAGATAACAAATACATTGATATTAAATTATAATTATGGACGAACGAACAAGAGAATTTAAACTAAAAGAACTTGAGTCTACTTTGCAGACGGCTAACAAGAATAAGGGGTCAATTGAGATTGAGAGATACGCTGGCGCGAGTTTCGATGTTGACACCAATTTCCAAATTTCAAAAATGCCGTTTGATACATTATTGGTTCATTTTGAAGATGGTGACGCTGATGGTAAATTTAAGGGCGGTATTTATGTACCAAATGGTGCTACAGATACTAAAGTATGGCGAACTGGTAGAGTGTTAATGGCTGGTGTCGGTTGTCAACTAGTTCAAACGGGTGACTATGTTACTTTCCCTAATGATAAGGGTATCAACGCCAAGGCTATTAATGTTAAAGATATGGGTATCGTTAATCACTGTATCTTCATTGCTGAGGATAGGATCTTTGCGATTAGCGAAAAGTCTGAATAATAATAAATGGCATTTTAAATATAAATATTTAAAATGCCATTTATATCACGAGAAGGATTAAAAAAATTACTCTACAATCATTGTGTAGAGATTAAATATCAAAGACGACATCCATTGGTTGATTCCAACACTTGTCGTCTTTTTTGTGTAGGGTTTTATCCTAATTTTGGTAATAACCCGTTTTTAAACTCTCTAGGCGCTAGATCTGCTTTTTACAACCCATCGTCAGGTGGGTCTAAGTCACTTAACTATAACCCTGATGATAAAAATCTCGTTATAACGTATAGTATATTTGATATGGGTTATAGAACGGTTTCTATTAATAGGGCGAATGTTATTAGAGCTTTCCCCGTTGATAATAAAGATAACATCCAAAATTTTTGGGATTATTTTAATAAAAATATATCTACTATGAGTTTAGAAAAAAGAATAGAGTTTAAAAAGAAGTAATTGATTTTCTATCGCAACTACATAAATAGTTACATGGTAGAAAAAAATCAGAGACTAGAGGCAGAAATTTTTAAAAAACTTATCCAAACAAACGTTGAAATTTTCGCTTTAGACTCCTTTAATAATAAAACTGTATTAAAACAAGGTAAATTAATTAACTTTAATGTTAAATTACCATTTTTATATTTTTTAATTGAGAGTAAAAATAAATCGAAAGAATTTATTTTACCACAACCTTTTAAATATGGTGTTAAATCAGATAATTTGATTGTTCTATCTTATAGGTTAAAAGATTCAATTATTGATGAAAAAATTGTTGACGAAATGAAAAAAGTAGGTATGATGAGCGAATCAAAAATATATAATAAATTGATTCACATAAAAACCCTATAATGGATACACAGTTATTTAAGCACTTCCCATCAGATAGAGAGCCTAGAGAAAATCAGGTGACTCTTTTAACCCAACTTATCGATGCCTTAAACACCGATAAGAAATTTATCGTTATCAACGCCCCAACGGGTACGGGTAAAAGCTTCTTGGCTGATACTGTTGCTAACGCTAGTGACGAATCTAGTCAAGATTTTATTGATTTTATTAATTCATATAAGGTATGGAACCCTATGAATGGACCTGATGAATGTGGAAAATACCCAAACTCAGGTACAGCTGTATTGACTGTAACAAAAAACTTACAAGACCAATACACGAAAGATTTTACCGATTTGAATTTACTAAAAGGTAAATCCAACTATATCTGTAATTATGATAACGAATATGATGTTGAAAACGCTCCATGTAATACATCTAGTGGCTCAGCGTTAAAGAAACAGTGTTGGGCTTGTGATAGGTGCTCATACTATAATGATAGGAATTCGAGTATCGCAAATAAAAAGGGTGTATTTAATTACGATGTTTGGTTGAATCTACCGACATATGTTCGTAAAAAAGAGGTTTTAGTTTGCGACGAATCTAGTGAGTTGGAAAATATTTTAATTTCACACTTTTCTTTTGAAATTGATTACCAATCTCTAGAGAGAATATTTGAAATGAAAAAATATCCAAGAATCGATTCCGAAACGGAACGTGTCGGTATTAATTGGTTGAAACAATTGTCTGAGAATGTGAAAGCATCTATCTGTGATTACGAGGAAATCTGTTCTGGTAAATCATCAGGTGTCAAAAAAGCTAAAGCTAAACTAAAAGTTTTAAAGCGACTCGATAATTCGATAGATCGCGTTTTAGACAATTGGGGAGTTAATGGTGAGAACAATAACTCGGTTGAGTATATTGTAGAAAAGATTTCACCTAACAAATTTAATAAAAATATTAAAGAGGGTATTACATTTACACCATTTCGAGCTAATAAATTAGCTAATCGGTTATTTTCAACAGCTGATAGAGTTGTTTTACTTAGCGCAACTATTATCGATCATAAAAAAGAGATGATGGATCTAGGTGTTAATCGGGATGAATACGTTTATATCGAAGCACCTAGTTCATTTGATTCTAAAAAATCACCAATTTATATTGTAGATAAATATCCTCTAACTTATAATTCAATTGATAACAATCTCCCTAAAGTGTGTGAATTAACGAAAAGAATTTTGGATAAACACCAAGATCAAAAAGGGTTAATCCATACAGTTAGCTTCAAGATTACAAAATCTATTGAAGAACATATCAATAATTCTCGATTAATATTTAGAGAATCTGGTAAGACTAACGATATGCTCCTTAAAGAGCACTCAGACAGTTGTGAGCCCACTGTGATGGTTAGCCCGTCCATGAGTCACGGTGTTGATCTGAAAGGCGAATTGGGGGAGTTTCAGGTCATTATGAAGGTGCCCTATCTACCACTTAGTAGTAAACGAATTAAACGACTATCTAAAGAGGATTATCAATGGTATGTTAATAAAACTTTATCGACCATTGTTCAGATGGCTGGTCGTTGTACACGTAACGATACAGACTC